AGCTGCCGCAAAAAAGGCTGAAGAGGAACGTCTTGCAAAGGAAGCTGAAGAAGCTGCCGCAAAAAAGGCTGAAGAAGAACGTCTTGCAAAGGAAGCTGAAGAAGCTGCCGCAAAAAAGGCTGAAGAAGTAACTGTTGAAGATGCAAGTGAAGAAACTGAATAAATAATATAGTAAATAATAATTATTATATTATTGTAGGATTAATGAATGGCTCTAAAATTGATTTAAAAGATATTTATGTTAGAAAGTAACTAAAATGACATATCAAGTATTTATTAAAAATCGGAATTATTCTGATTGGGATTTTAAAGATATACATAACGAAGATATAATAGATGTTAGTGGATATCCAGCTTTAAAAGATATAAATCCAATAGATGAGAAACTGTTTAGTCGGGATATTATAGAAATCAATGAAAAAAATGAAATAGTTATTAAACAATCGGCATTACGAGATATGAAAACGATTGCAGGAATATTAGTGTTGAATGAAAATAAAACATACGGTAGAACGAAGAACAAAAAACGACTCTATTATAAATGTATCCCAGACGATAAATATTTACCTATCTTTTTAGTACCATTTGATTTGAAACCAGGTTTTTCAAAACATTATTTAAATAAATATGTGATTTTTAAATACGATAATTGGGAAGAGAAACATCCAAAAGGGTTATTAGTGAATACATTAGGGAATGTAGATAACCTAGAAGTGTTTTACGAATATCAACTGTATTGCAAAAGTTTATACATATCATTGGTAGAATTTACTACAAAAACAAAGATGGTATTAAACAAAGTCCCTCATGTAGAATTTATAAAAAATATACAAGAAAATGGGCATTATCAATTAGAAGATAGACGGGATTTGAAAATAATAACTATAGATCCTCCAAATAGCTCGGATTTTGATGACGGGTTCGGTATAGTAGAATATAATGAAACTGGAATTCAAATAGGATGGCGAATATCTATTTATATCGCAAATGTATTCTTATGGTTAGAAGCATTGGATTTATGGAAAACATTTAGTCATAGAGTATCTACTATATATTTACCAGACCGTAAACGTCCTATGCTACCAACTGTTTTATCAGACACATTATGTAGTTTACAAGAAAATCAAGACCGATTTGCATTAGCAATGGACGTTTATGTAGACATGGAAGGTAACTTTATGGAAAATAAAGAAATAGAGTATAAAAATACAGTTATTAATGTGAAAAAGAATTATGGATACGAAGAACATAGTTTACTATACAACGAAGAAATATATACCAAACTGTTTGATATATCCTATTTAATGGATAAAAATATAAAAAATAGCAGTGATTTAGTATCTCATTGGATGATTATGATGAATGCCTATACAGGTATTGTCATGATGAATAAAAAAGTGGGAATATTCAGATCTGTAATTATCCAAAGAGAACTTGAAAGCGATACCTTAAAAGATCATGATTTACCTATAGAAACGAAACGAGTAATTGAAAGCTGGAATAATGTTGTTGGTAATTATACTTTATACAATGAGAATGTGAGTCACCGATTAATTAATACAGATTCTTTATCAACATTATCTAATTTAGTAAAAATAAACAAGGCGAAACCGTATATACACATTACAAGTCCAATAAGAAGATTAGTAGATTTACTAAACCAAATTGTATTATTTGAACATTGTAACATAATTCACGAAGTGAGCGAAAGCGCGAAGACGTTCTTGTCTGAATGGATTTCAAAATTGGATTATATTAATATTTCAATGAGATCCATCCGAAAAGTACAGACCGATTGTAATTTACTCCATAGCTGTTTCAAAAATCCATGTTATTTAGAAATGGAACACGAAGGAGTCGTATTTGATAAAGTGAGAAGAGTGAACGGCGCCTACAATTATATGGTTTATCTAGAAAATTTAAAACTAATGTCCAGAATAACTGTACATCAAGACATAGACGAATATTCCAAAAATAATTTTAGACTCTATTTATTTCATGACGAAGATACATTGAAAAAGAAAATAAAATTACAAATTATTCTTTAATATAATTTCTATTATTAATATAGCCTTGGTTGGTTACGAGTATCTCCGATTGCGGGAGAGAAACAAAAGTTCAATTCTTTTGCTGGGCAATTCAATAAATTAAATATTTTTTTATTTAATTTAATATCATAATTTTATAAGTATGCTATTTTTTAATGTATTTGTAAAAGGGTTTTTAGAAGAAAATTTATTCACATTTATAACTTATGTCATTATTATCGTATTGTTTTTTCCATTTGAAACAGTCGTGCTACCAAAACTGTACGGAAACCTCTTTGATGTCATGAAAGATAAAATATCACCCAACGTCTCCCTTTTTGACTTTTTTGAGAACATTAAAAGCATGAATCTTCAAGGAACAATAGTGGGGATATTACTGGGTTGGATTATCATTGTTTTATCATATGCCGCAAAACATCACTACGAATCTATATTAGTACCCGATTTTATGAGCTATATGCGAAAAATATTATATGAAAAAACATTAAACGCGTATAAAGAGGACTATGAAGATGTCAAAACCGGCGAATACCTGTCTCGTATGCTTGAACTCATCCGTAATTCAAAAGATCTATTTTATCATATTATTAACGGATTGTTTCCATATCTATGCGCATTTACCGTTGTAATTATTTATTTAACAACACAAAATAGAGAAATCGGTGGAGTACTTATCACAGCTTTCATTCTCATTTGCATTCTAAATTACTTTTTTGGAGAACATTTAGTCAAAAAGGTTACAGAAAGAGAAACATTTATGAATACAGAAGTGAATCAAAACATCCAAAACACTGTTGATAATTTAATGAATATTTATATAAATAATGAATCGGGTAATGAAATAGACAAAAACACAACAAGAGAGAACAAAGCCTGTTCAATGATGGAACATATCATGTTTATTGAGAACTTGATTATTACATCCTCGTATCTTATCATTCTATCTGCATATGGCTATGGGTTGTATTTAGTATATAAATTACTTCTTAATAAAAAATTAACATCTGCATCTGCAATCGTAGTTGTATTGATGTTAGGAGAATTTTTAAGTTATGGAATGGATTTATGCAGCGGATTTGTTCATAATGTACTCTATAAATTTGGTATTATAAACGCATCAAAGGATTATATTGAAAACATACTTGTAGATAGCAATAGACGTATAGAAAAGGACGTCATACGTGACGGAACTATTACATTCAAAGATGTTGTATTCCGTTATAAAAAAGACTCTGATGAAGTGCTATTTGACGGATTGAATTTGGAAATTAAAGGTGGTACTAAAATAGGTGTCATTGGAAGATCTGGTTCCGGTAAAACAACATTAATGAAAATGTTAGTCGGTCTATATAAACCCGAAGAAGGTGAAATCTCTATTGATGGCGTGGATATTAATACCATTGATATAGAATACTTACGAAGCGAGGTTAACTACCTCAATCAAAAAACACAACTATTTGAAGATACTATTCTTTATAATATGAAATACGGTAATGACATATCTGAAGATGAAATCTATAATAAATTACAGCAATATGGATTATTAGATGTTTTCTCTGATTTACCAGGCGGGGTGAAGGCAAATGCCGGATTAAATGGCGGAAATTTATCGGGCGGTATGCAGAAAATCACAATATTAATGCGCGGTATCCTAAAACCCGGCAAAATTATCGTTTTAGATGAACCGCTCGCTGGTCTGGATAAAGGGTCCATTGAAAAAGTTATTAACATGATTTTACATGAAACAAAAGGAAAGACAGTAATTATTATTACACATGATAATGCTATCTTACCACATATGGACACTGTTGTGAATATAAATGATTTACATTAAAAAATATTATAGTATTCTTATTATTATATTTTAAATATCATCCATATCAATATCGTCTATTGTATCCATTTTAAAATCTCCCGTTTCTTTTAATGTATTTGCAAGAATCTCTTCGTCGTTTTCTACAAAATCAAATTCGGACTCTTTTTCTGAAAAGTGTGTATTCTCGGCAAGTAACCGGAGTATTGTTTCCATCTTTACATTTGGTTTCGTTTTTAATTGGTTTACATCACTATCGTCGTATATTGTTAAAATATCACAATTCTTTTTTGTACTTTCCCATTCTCGTAAACCTATTAACACTATACTATTCGCTTGAATTGTATTATGTCTTTTTTGTCTTCCCCTGAATTTATTTCTAATATGTCCAATCAGTTTTACATTATCATTATTATATATTTCACACATTCCATTACCGAGCATCTTTCTTACATAACCAATTTCTTCTCCTTCATCTTCCGGTAAACGGAGATGACCATTGCCTTGTGCAGCTGCGCGTTGATGCTTTCTAGCTAGACCTTTTGCTTTGCCTCCTCCACTTGTATTTTTTACCATTTTACTTATTTACACCAATAAAAAAGATTTTTTACAAATCAATTTTATTGTTGGCCATTTTATTATTAGAATATAAGGTGAGTTGAGTTGATGTGAGTTGAGGTGAGGTGAGTTGAGTGAGTAGTTATGGTTGTTGTTGTTGGTGATAATTGATGGTGTGGTTAGTAGGGTTGTAAGTGGCGATGGGGTTGTGGTTTGTAGGGTGATAAATAGTATTGTTTTTGTCAATTAAATACTGTTCTTGATTAATAGTAGTAAGTGTAACCTCAATATCATTGTCATTGGTATTGTCATTGGTATTGTCATTGGTATTGTCATTGGTATTGTCATTGGTATTGTCATTGGTATTGGTGTTGGTGGTATTGGTGTTGGTGGTATTGGTGTTGGTGGTATTGGTGTTAGCAGCAGTGACGATATGAGCGACGATATCATTATCATGTGTACTATGTGATAATAGAGCTTGTTTGACGAGAGGGGATGCTAATAATAAAGGGTTGGTGCATGGATTTTTTTTATTAAATAGAATAGATGATACAGTACCATTTTCAGTGAGGGTATGTGTAACATTTTTAGATCGGTTAATTTTAGCAACTAATTTAGTAATAAGTAGATTGGTTTTTTTATTTTGAATGTTGGTATTTTTAATTTGCTGTTTAATAGATTCAGCAATGGTATTTTCTTGATGAATAAATGATTCAACAAATGCAATCTGTTTGGTAGGATCATGAAATACATTAAGAGATTGATGAAGTGAAGGTAGATCAATATCAGGATTGGCTTGTTTCAAAACGTCGGCGATATAATAAGCGAAATGAATAAATTTTGCGTATTTAGCAGGCAATTTAACCTTTTTCTCTGTAGGTTTTTTCTCTTTTTCAACTTCGGATTGTTCGGATTGTTCGGATTGTTCGGTTTTTTGTTGAGTTTTTTGTTGAGTTTTTTGTTGAGTTTTTTGTTGAGTTTTTTGTTGAGTTTTTTGTTCAGATTGTTGATTTTTTGATTTGGTAATTTTTTTGGTAGTTTTTTTGGTAGTTTTTGGTTTGTTGGTTTTGGCGACGTTGTTGTCGGGAGTGACTTGTTGGGTCTGATTAATATTGGATAGTTCTGGAGTAGCAGACATGTTGTTGTTGTTGTTAATAGTAGCTATAATAGCAGTTAATTGGGTTGATATATGTATAGTAATATGTATATGATCAATTTTATACAAAAATGGTTGTTTTTTTATATAAAAGTAGTATGTGGATATGTGACTGGTTTCTGAATATGTGACTCATTTCTGGATAAGGGTAAAATGACTGATTTTGAAATATTTTGTGTGCGAAGTTCTCAAAAGTATGTTAAAAATGTTTACATTGAATTGTTGTAGAGTTTATAGAGTGTTATAATATAGATAGAAT